TCTACAGTTGTATATGTAACGAATGAACACGGTAATACAGCACGGTATGTCCCGGAAGATCTCGAATTACTCGAAAATAAGACAGAGAGAATGCGTCCCAAAACAAGTCGCATGTTCGGTACCAAAGACAAGTTTCATCATTGGATGGCAGTAGATAAAGCTAATGCACTAATACTCGCAGAGTACATAGTTGAGTATGGAATGGATGGATCATTGCCTAATCAAGGATACTTCCTTCCAGAAGGCAATAAAGAAAAAAAGGATGTACTCGATATAGCTTTGATAATCTTAGGAACAAAAGAATAAAACAGGGAGATAAAAAATGAAAGCATTCGAATTGCAAGAAGAACTACATACAATGACATTAGAAATTTCCAGATCAATTACAGCTTGCTTAGACAACCTGGAAAAGCATTTGGAAACAATAACTAACGATAATGAAGCAGCAATAGTGAAAGTAAATATGCATAAAGCTATGGCTGAATATGTAGTCCATTCCTTGTTGGCATCAAAGTATAAGAAAGCTACTGACAAGAATAAAACAATTATGGATATCTTGGCGATGGAAATGGGCATAGATACTGAAGCAATAGCTGGTACTACTAAGAAAATCTATGAAGATGAAGTGCTGGTATTCAATAAGAAGAGAAACTCTGATACTGACACGATATCTGCAACTGACCTATCCATTGAATTGAATAAACTTGGAATCGATGGGGCAATGCTGGAAACAGCAAAAAAGAACGCAACAAAAACACGCAAGGGCAACACATATTATGATGTTGTAGCGGCAGAATAATGGAAGCAGATAATCCTATAACTCTGGCTGATATTAGTAAGTTAACGCCAGAAGAGAGGGAAGCTCTCATTAATGGTATTAGAGAGCGAAGGTTACGTCCAGTTGTCATATACGAAGAGCTATCACTGATGCAAGCTGAAGCTCGTAAGGAAAATCTTGAGCAGCAATGGGCTAAACAACTGGAAATGTTCAAGAAAGAATTAGATCGTGTAGATAAAGCTCTGGATAAATTACAGGCGAGAAGTGTGAAGCTACGTGCAATAGAACTGGAGATAGAAATAATATGATTAAAGCAAGAGAAATAAGAGCCACGCTCCATGAGAATACTGACCCAAAAATCATACACATTTTATGTGAGATAACTGAGTCGATGAATGCACAGCAGCAAGAAATAAACCAGCTAGCTGAGTTATTAAATAATGTTACTGATCTGATCATGCAGTTAGGAGCAACAATAGAAGGTACTCATAATGCTGTTGATGCTATTAAAGGAATTAGGGGAGATGAATAATGTCCGAGAATCCAAAAGGGATCTACAGTATTCTCAAGAATCAAGTTGTATCTATTACAACAAGGATGGCAACAGATGAAGATGCTGATCTTCCGGCCTATGACCACACTAAATTATCTGCGATTAACACTTGCCCGACTTGGGGTATATTACGTTATTCTCGCCACAAACAAATGCCCAATGCATCAAGGGCAATGGCTCTCGAAGCTGGTGGTGCTGCGCATGAAGGCTTTGCGGCAGTACGCTGGTATCAGTATTCGCGCTTTCAATGCAAAACAAAAGTACAACAAGATAGCGCAGAGTTTCACGGTAACAGGTTATTTCCTGATGGTCGTTTTCAGCGTATGCTTGGTGTTCTTTCCGAAAGTGCAACACATAGAACTAACTGTATTAACTTCGCCATTGAAGCGTTAGAATCAACAGACTTCTATGATGATATATCAGATAATCGTAGAACAATATCAAACATATCAGAAAGTCTTATAGCATATATAGATGCTTACGATATGGAACGATATCCTATATGGATACGTGATGAACATGACCCAAAGACTGATATCGGTATAGAAATCCCATTTGATATACATGTTACTGTTGCTATGAAGATTAAACAATATCGAATATCAGGTCTAAAGAAACTGAAAGCACGGTTTACAGGGAAACTGGATGGCTTACATGTCGATCCAAAGAATAACAACCAGTTAGTAATTGTAGAAAATAAAACAGGAGCCAGATTAGATGACTCTTGGCTTTCTCAATGGATATTGTCTCATCAAATTACTGGTTACTGTCTAGCAGCACAGACATTCGCTAACCTGGAATGTAATAAGGCAATAGTGTCTGGAATGAGAATACCTATCGGTAAGATTGCTGCTGAAGGTATTAGAGTGGAAGTAGTTAATAGATCATCACTGTTAAAGGAGAAGTGGGCTAACTGGTTCTTTACAAGCATCCTTATGGAACAAACATGGAAAGATAATGTGATTGATGCACCTATGTATACACATAGTTGTAATAGATACTTCCGTAGTTGTTCCTTCTTACCATTCTGTGCCGCAGAAACTAAAGAAGAAAAACAACAGATTATAGATGAAATGCAAAGTGATGAATGGAGTCCATTACATGAGTAAAGTGCCTGATAAGTATGTAGTAATGAAATGTTATGATGGTAAAAGCTTCATTGTAGCCAGAAATTTATCAGGGTCTAATGATCAATTCATTCCTGCATGTAGATGTGAAACAAGACAACAAGCAGAATTGATTATGAATGCATTAGTAGAATATGAGGTGAATAATGAGCCGTAAAGATTACATAAAGATAGCAAAAGCAGTGTTCAATGCACCAATAGATAATGACGCAAGAACTTATGTCGCTTTAGAACTAGCTTCTACATTATCCACAGATAATCCTAAATTCAATAGGAATAAATTCATGACAGCATGTGTGGGAGAGCCTCATGGAAATTAAATTAGGTACAGTAGAAACTACTACACCTGAGACTCAAGTCAAAAGAATGTCAATGGTCATTTGGGGTCCTAGTGGAGCGGGTAAAACTACCCTAGCAGCTACAGCTCCACGTCCAATATTGTGGGTGAATTTTGATCCAGATGGCACAAGTTCATTAATGGATCAAGAAGACATTAATATAGCTGATTTCTCTATGGAAAATGTAAACAAGGTAGTAACATTCAAAAATGATAATGCTGGAGGTATTAAGCAAGTATTAGATGATCATCCAGAAATTCAGACTGTGGTATTCGATAGTATTACTTCGTTTAATGAAATGGCTCTCAAACAAGCTGTTACTGAAGTACGAGGAGCATCTATGGAGTTACCAACATTACAAGGATACGGACGAAGAAATTCTTATACCATGCAAGGAATTATGTCAGTTATACGAACAACTGGAGCAAGTAACAAACATTGTATATTTATTGCGCACGAAAATACCCCGGACAAAGACGAAATGACCGGGGCAATGATGGTTAGCATCTTAGTAGGTGGTAAAATGCAATCTGAAATACCAATCAAGTTGTCTGAAGTGTGGCATCTTGAGGATACTGGGAAGGATCGAAAAATAACTATACGTTCTTCGCGCCTCCGCAAACCCATGAAAAGTCGGATGTTCAAACAAAGTGGAGATAGTAACTTCACATGGAAGTTCGATCCAGAGTCATGGGAAGGCGAAGGAATACAAGATTGGTATAAAATGTGGGTCGATAATAAAGGAAAGAAACTTGACCTACCATAAAGGGTACTACATTTAGTAAGTAGTGCTAACGCTGACTACTATATAAAGGGGCTGTACAGCTAGTCAGAATGCCACTATAAAAATCAGTTCCACTAAAACTAAAAAGACACAAAGGAGACTAAAATGTCAGAAGAAATCTCATCCATCGTTGAATTTTCAATGGACCTGAATAAACAGGATGCACCAGAACCGCTTCCTTCAGGTAAGTATACAGGTGTTATTCGTAACGCAGAGGTTAAAGAATCTCAGCGTGGCACTATGTATGCTGCTGTTTCGTTCCATATTGGAGCAGACCAGTTTCCTGCTGATTATACAGATGGAAATGATGATGGAGTAACTTTGATCTATCGTCGCTGCGGATTAGAAGATAATCCACAAGCACGTTATGGTGCAAAGCGTTTCATCGAAGCTATTGGAGCACCACTCAGCAAGAAAGTTGACGTGGCTGAATGGGTAGGATTGGAAGCTGCTCTCGAAGTAGGCCATGATACCTATGAAGGTGTTACCCGTGCCGTAATTGATCGGGTACATGCTGCATAATAATTACTAAATGCCGGTTTGTGACGAGCCGGAGCAATTGCGGTACTTATTCAGGTCATGTCGTAAGTACGTTTATTGACCATTTAGTAATTAGGGAGTACTGATATTGACTTTATTAAGAAATTCTCCTCAGGCTTGTCTATCATTTTATTGCTAAATGACTACACCCTGAGGAATATTTGCAACCTTAATACTACGTCAATTCAGTACTCCCACACTACTTGACAACTAAAAGGAGGGGGTAATGGAAGATAAAGTAAAGTCATCCATTAAACGTAAAAAGAGGCCAGTATTTGCTATTATGTCAATACAAGATGACAATAAGCAAATCATTAAACTTTCTAAAGATAATGTGATACTTCACAAAGTAGAAAGTGATGCTGAAGCAGTATTAGAAGGTGATGCTAGTGGTAGTTATCCCGCTGGCAGTTTCTATGTTCGAATACCACTTCCTTAATATTATGTATAGCCCTTAGTATCATTGCTAGGGGCTATACACTTTGACACACAAGGTTATAAATGCTATGAGTACTGATGAGTGGCCGCATGAGTACCACTTAGCTACAGGATATTGTGTCCATTGTGGTTTAAGTATTACTCATATAGATAATCCACCTTATCAATGCCACAGAGAAAATAATGTAATATCTATCACTCACAAGGTACGCCCAAATGTCTTACAACCTACCACTACAGATAACGATTCCAACACCTGATGAAATACCTAAAGGTTTCGGTCCCAATTCCACAGGAAAAAGAGGCGGTAACTTACGTGTCCGTTGTACTGATGCTGAGTATGATTTGATACAGAAAGAAGCTGCTGACTTGGGTATATCATTAGCAATGTTTACTAGGTGGTGCGCTGTCCATGTTGCTATGAAGATTAAGCAATATAGAGATGATGCTGCCAGTAAGACAGTTGGAGAAGAAAACAATGCAAACAGCACAGAAGCTGGAAGAAGAGTTTGAGTTAGATGATACACAACTTGAGGCGATTGAAAGATGCTGTAATATGTCCGAGCGTATCGTGGCTGTCACAGGGGCTGCTGGTACTGGTAAGACTACTATATTGCAAAACGTCTACAGGCGGTTATATAAACAAGGTCGCACTGTCGTATTATGTGCGCCTACTGGCAAAGCAGCAAAAAGAATAACAGAAGCTACAGGTATTCAAGCCTGTACTATCCACAGATTATTAGAATATCCATTTCCAGGAGAAAGAGATCCTGAAACTGGTAAGACATTAGTATCCACTGATCCAAAACGAGATAGAAATTGTCCAGTAGAGGAAAAAGTAATACTGGTTGATGAGTATGCTATGGTGTCCGTTGAAGTACATCGTAACTTACTGGATGCTATACCTAGTGGAGGCGTCATTCGTGTGTTCGGTGATGCTAACCAATTACAACCGATAGAATCTAATAAAAGAATACAAGCAGAACCTTCCTCATTTCTGAAGATGTTAGATAAGTTTGATGGTATTAGACTGGAATCTATACATCGTCAGGCTGCTGGTAGTAGTATCATTACTAATGGACAGAAGATTATCAAAGGTGCAATGCCTGTAAGAAAAGATGATTTCGAAATAAAAATAACCAAAGAACCTGTCCAAGTCGTACTGGATTATATCCAAGAAAATCTCACACAAGAAATAGATTATGGATCTATCACCAACCAGATCATATCACCAACTAAAGTAGGTTGGGTAGGTACTGAGGCTCTTAACGCATCTATTCAACAACTATTACAGCCAAGATCTGCTCCTTATAAGGTCATACAAAGACATAAATGGAGCAAGATAGAGGAACAAAGGTTGTATGTAGGAGATAAAGTCATCTTCACTGTCAACAATTACGGACTGTTATTGTTTAATGGAGAAACGGGAATCGTTACAAAGTTTAAGGATGATGGTGGCATTGTCATAGACTTTGGAGATAAAGATATAGAGGTTCCAGAGTCAATGGAAATGCAAAGTAGGTATGGTATATACTATACGAATCCGCAAAAGGATTTAGATCTAGCCTATGTAATTACAACACATAAAGCACAAGGTAGTGAGTATGACCGAGTGTGCTATGTGATGAATAGTTCTCGTGGATATCTACTTAACCGCAAGAATTTATATACAGCAGTAACTAGAGCCAGAGAACATGTAGCAGTCATTACAGATGCTAAGAGTATTAATCTGAGTCTATACAGGAAAGGGGATAAGTAATGGATGATGAAATAGACGACCTATTGGCAAAAAGAGAAACAACTCACGGCTATTACAAGAATACATTTTCTTTGGCTGCCGGATTATCATCAGTACTAACACATTTTATAGTCGTAAAGAATGAAGAATCAGATAATATTTATCCGCTGTCGACAAACTTATATCTGGTTCAGCCTCATCATCACGTACTAACACATATACTGACTAAGATATCTAGGATTGTTTGTGGTTCTTATAGTGATGATCACTGGGACGATATTATAGGGTATGCAAAACTTGGTAAAAAGTTACAGCAGGATAACAAAAACAATAACTGAACGGGTTAGATTCTGGAGAATGCTATGACTTCAAAACAAAATGAAGCATGGTTAATGAGGGAGTTTACCTCTAGAGCCAAAGCTTGTCATTTGGAAGTAGATTGTTTAGGTGCAGGGAATATAGAATCAGAGATATGTATTGTAGCAGAAGCTCCCGGAGAACATGAAGCTAATATGAAGATGCCATTGGTTGGTGGTAGCGGGAGAATGTTATGGGATATATTAAGAAGCTTGGATATTACAAGAAAGGATTGTTATGTCACTAATGTGGTTAAAAAGCAGGTATCATTGTCTTCTAAGATTGATGATCGCAATCCTGTTAAAAAGACTGAGATCGAACACTGGGAAGGACTCCTGCATTGGGAGTTGGATAATCTGCCCAACGTCAAATACATTCTTGCACTTGGCAACTTTGCGTTACACGCACTTACAGGAGATTCAGGCATTACCAAATGGCGTGGATCAGTATTCGATTGTGCTGTCGGCAGAAGAAGAAAAATCGTCAAGGTAATACTTACTAATAATCCAGCCCACATCATGCGTAATCTGGCTATGGAACCTATGTATAAGTTCGACATAGCAAAACTAAGGAGAGTAATAGATGGAAAGTTCAAAAAGCACAGTATATCAGGAACAACTAACCCAACTTATGAGGACGCTATCAGATATATCGACGAGCTTGACATCAGCAGCAGACCAATTGCTTTTGATATCGAAGTCATTGCCAACGAAACAGCTTGCATTGGATTTGCCAACAACGCACACGAAGGAATTTGTATCAACTTTAGGGACTCCCGTACTAACAGATACACCATTGAAGAAGAAATACTACTCCGTAACAGAATCCAAAGACTATTACATAATCCAGAAAACAAGTTCATAGCACAGAACGGAAGCTTTGACTGTGGTTGGTTGTGGTATAAAGATAGAATAAAAGTAGATAAAGTCTGGTTCGATACCTTATTAGCACACCATACATTATATCCTAGGATGCCACATAATCTTGGTTATCTTACAGCCCAGTATACTGACCATCCATACTACAAAGATGAAGGAAAAACATGGAGGGAAGGTGGGGATATTAATCAGTTCTGGGACTACAACATCAAGGATTGTTGTATTACTTGGGCAGTTTATGAAGCATTGGAAAAGGAACTTAAAGATCAGAAACTGGAAGACTTTTTCTTTAATCATGTTATGAGACTGCAACCTCATCTTGTAATGATGCAAGTTGGTGGGATGCTTACAGATACAGAACTAAAACGAGCAATATCCAATGAACTTAAACAAGAACTTGATAACAGACTTGAAGAGTTTCACAATAAAGTACACCTTCTCACAGGCGATCCAGACTTTAAGCCTAACCCTAAGTCTCCTGTTCAGCTTAAAGAACTCTTCTTCTCATACCTTGGTCTTGTCGGAAGAGGAAGCAGCACAAATAAAGAAAACCGCCAAAGAATGCTTGACCACCCTAAGACTACTGAAGAACAAAAGGAATTACTTAAACTCCTTAACGAATATCTAATAGAACATAAGTTTTATAGTACATATGCAACCATGAAGGTTGATCCAGACAGGAGAATAAGATGCGAGTACAAACAGTTTGGTGTCCAAAGTGCTCCCGGCAGACTAAGTTCCTCAAAAGTTCTATGGGGAAGTGGTATGAACTTACAGAATCAGCCTCATCGAGCTTATCCCATGTTCATTGCAGACGATGGGTACATGCTGAGTTATTTCGATCTGAGACAGGCGGAAGCGAAAATTGTAGCTCATATCTGGCAAGTGCAAGGTTTAATAGAGAACTTCCAGAAAGCAGAGACTGAAGAGGGATTCGATGTTCATCGTGGTAATGCCGCAAGAATATTTAAGTGTGCCTATGAAGAGGTTCCTTATTATGACAGGGAACTGGATAATACTCCAACAACTAGATACTTAGGTAAACGTTGTGTTCATGGTCTTAACTATAGAATGCAAGCTCCTAAGTTAGCAGAAGTTTGTGGCATCCCAATACAACAGGGATACGAAGCTTTTGCCAGTTACCATAGAGCATTCCCCGAAATACAACAGGGGTGGGCTAAGACAATCAATACTGTCAGAAATGAAAAGATGTTGTTTACCCCATTAGGAAGAAGACTTATCTGGTTGGAAAGATTAACTGAAGAAAGTTTTGATAGTGTCATTGCTTTCGTTCCTCAAAGTACTATTGGAGATAAAGTCAGTTCGGTTATCTATGAATGCCACGAAGATAAAGACTGGCCCGGTACTGCACGAATGGTACTTAATGTACATGATGCTCTTATCGCTCTTCATAAACCGGAAGATGCTACCACTGTCCAACAACTTATGAAGAAACATGCCGAGTCACCTATTATGATTAGAGGTGAACCTGTTACTATCTTTACAGACTTGAAACAATCAGTACCAGATGAGAAGGGGATTCACAGATGGAGTACACTACAAGCCGTGTAGACTTATACGCTATTGGCTGTTGAAATGAAGTACAAAAAACTAGTACCCGAAGATTCATTCATCGGACTGTACATGAAGTATATGTCTGTGGTAGAAACAGCAGATGCATACGATTTTTGGTGTGCTATGTGGGCAATTGGTGTTGGGGGTGGTCGTGCCATTTATCTTGATCGGCCTAATAGTCCTGTATATCTTAATTGGTATATTATATTGGCGGCTGAAAGTGGTACGACTAGAAAGTCTACGGCTATTAGCAACATACGCAGTATTATCGACAGCCCATCAATCCTTAGTGGAAAAACATCACCCGAAGCTCTCGAACTTATCCTACATGAACAAACGAGAATTAATGGAAGTAGTGAAGTATCCTTCTGCGTACCTGAACTAGTTACTATATTAGGTAGAGAAGGTTATATGGCTACAATGCCGGGACTCCTTACGGATCTCTATGATTGTCCTGAGTATCGTAATAGTCCCGGAACATTAAAGAGTGGAGAAATAATACAAAAGAATGTGTTCGTAACATTCCTTAGTGCTTCTACTCCTAGTTGGTTGGTTACAGCTATTAATCCCTCAGTAATAGAAGGCGGGTTTACCAGTAGAGTAATGTTTGTTGTTAGTGATGACAGGAAGAGGGCAATAGCGTGGCCGGAACATAGAGGAGAAAATGATTATGAAGAGTTATGCTCAAAATTCCAGGCGACAATACATGAAGCCAAAAAGATTGGAGGGCTTACAATATCCCAAGGAGGACTCAGGAAATTTAAGAAATGGTATAACAATAGATCAACACATACCGATCCATTCCAGTCAAGCTTCGAAGCTAGAGAAGATGATCATGTCCTCCGTGCGGCAAGCTGTCTCGCAATCAATGACGGAATACTTGAGTTACAATCAAACCACATCACCAATGGAATTAAGCTTGTTAATAAAGTTAAGCAACAGGCTAATGGATTGTTCGGTGGAGATTTCTCACAGAAAGCTAGGATAACAGGTGGTATAGAAAAAGTAAGATCAATACTAATTGAAGCTGGCAGTGATGGTATTAAACATAGCAAGTTATATCAACGGGTTAGACGGCATATAGATCCCAAAGAACTGGAATTGTTGATGAACATCCTACATGAGAGTGGAATGTGCCAGATATTTAAGAACAACAGAAGCACAATATATAGAGCAACAAGATCTATTGAACAGTTTGGGGTAACAACTGAAGTATTATCGAAACTTAATCTACATTAGGTCTGGCACCAATAACTGCACCAAGCCCACGACCACTAAGATTAACCCGAATGTCCCTGTCAAACTCCTTACTAAGCATATTTGATATTGTATTTTCATATGTAACTAAGTGGCCAAGCTGCATAGATTTAAGGGTTTGTATCCGTAATTGTTTTCCAGCCTTTATGTCCTTTTTATCTTTCAATGAGAATAGAGAAGAATTTTCAATCTTCGATAATTCTTTACGTAAGTTTCCTATTTCGCTATCAAGATTATTAATAGTAGAAGTTAATGTGCTAGCATCGGCGGCTAGGGTTTTTCTTATTGGATCTTGTGTTGGAACGATAGTATCTATTGGAATATCTTTTCCATCCACTTTTACATATCCCACACCTCCCATTAATATCTTAGCATCCTTGGTTAAACTACGTAGCGAACTTTTTTTATTGTATAATGCTGTAGCAATCTCGCCACTAGCACCGGGGCTTATTGATCTACCAGCAAACAAACTGGTAATTGGTTGTAAATATCTGGCTTGTCTTACTCCTGAATCAATTACCCCTGAAAGACCTTGGACTACTCCTTGACTCAAACCTTCATTCTTAGTCCCAGCCATAAGACCATCAGTAAAAGCTATTACAGATGCACCACCAGCACCTAAGATATCCGAAGCCATAGCAGCCACTTTTCTGTCAGCATAATCACCAACATCTCTTTTTGCTCCCAATCCCGGAGAAACCCTTTCTCCACTACCAATACCATGTACCTTTATAAAGTCCCATTCAGCTCCGGGGTCCTCTGGGTCTCCCGGCGACAGATTAAACCCTACTCTAGGATCTAAACCAACCCCAGACATAAGTGCTCCGGCAAGAGGTGGTACAGGAACATCTAATAATCTTTCCAAAGCCGCAAGAAAATGATCTCTGCCTACATCATTAGCACCACCACGTTGTGTTCTTCCTATATTACCAACATCGGACAAACCAAATAATAAGTCAGCGGTCTCAGTTACTACTGCTTTAAACAAACCAAACTCAGGAGCTAAAGGCATTAATGATGCTTCCCAAGGAGGTCTTCCGGGAACAAACAGTATGAAGTTATTATTACGTTGTTCTGTTGTGAATCCATTCCAGTAGTAGTCATCATAAGTCCATTCTTTTCCTTCCCTATCTTTAAATGTCATTCCAGACTTACTTATACCAGCGTTATATGTTAGTTCAGTTAAGGTAGGAATACCGATTAATGACCCAACCCCGGTAACAAACGCCGGAAAATCGTTTTTAGCAGAATGGCCTATAGCATTAAAGGTTTGAAGCATCGGACTTGAGAATGGAATTGTGGCATGTACTACTCTAGCCGCTTGAGATGATCCTACTCTTGTCACGTCTCCAGCTTGTAGTTTTCCTTGTTCAATCGCTTTCCTTGTTTTTTTGATTCTTTCTAATTCATCTAGCTCCTCAAAGCCATTTTTCATGCTAGCCTTCATTACAGCATAAGCTGGCCCTTCATTGGCAGCATAGTTAAAGGCTTTCCACATACGCCTAACTGCTCCCATTTCTAAAGCACCATAGTGATCAGTAAACTCTTTACCAAATTGGTCTAGTATTGCATCAGTGTTATCTATTGTAGAACCTAGGCCCGTAGAAATTTTGCCGCCTTCTCTACGAATATAACCCAAGAAAATATTAGAATATCTATTATGTAGATACTGTTGTAGCTTGTTGAGTTCGCCTACTGATCCTGCATTAACAGTTGCTCCCTTCGCAACCTTTTTAGCTACATAATCAGCAAGTATTCCAGCAGCTTGGTCCATGAAGATATCACGAGAGCCTCCTAAAGACCTTCCATAAGATTTCCATCCCTCTCTTAATCCTCCAGTAGTCTGTGCAACTGTTTGAGCAGAATATAAGAAAGACATAGGAGCGAACAAAGAATATTCACCAGTAGTAAACTTGGTAAACAAATTCTTAAAGTATCTATTAGTTTCTAAAGACCAATGCAACTTTGGATGAACGTCTATCGCGGCTCTTATACCCGGATCAGGCACTCTATAAGCATATAATTTACTTTTGTGCTGCACAAAGATTATTTCCTTATTATAATCCATGCCCTGTAGATGTTTTTGTGTAACTTCTGATCCCTCTTCGAGTGCGTTCCTTCTAAATTCTCTTTGTGCACGAATTCTTGTTTCAGGATCTTTTATATTTTTTAGATCACTTACAACACGCATAGGTACAGCATCAGGATTAACTCCAGCATCTATATCACCAACAGCTAGTAAGTGTGTACCTCTACCACTCTCGTCATGTAGTAAGGGAGTAACACTCTCATCTGAAACGGTTTTCCGTGTAGTGTTACCTGTCTTAGGATCAACTTCCTCTACTATTCTTTGTCTTTGATAACCTTTACTTCCCGCTCTGTATTGTATGCCAGCCGCATTAGATAAAATAGTATGCTTATACAATTGGTCTTTAGCATGTTGGATACTTTTAAACTTATACATATTATGAGCAGCATTAACGTTTAAAATATCGTGAGCACCACCACCTTTACGAGCGTGATATAATGACGCCGTGTTCAATTCATCACCATACTTTGAATTGCCACCAAGTTTTGCTCCAAGTCTACCCAGAAAATTTTTCTTACTCTTACCAATAAAGGGCATATAAGCATCACCGAAACGCCCCTTTAAAGCATCTGCTGCTTCTCTAGTAATAAGTTGTGTATGCACCTCGTAATCTAATATAGACTCAAAGTTGTCAGCGTACTTTTTCATCAGAGCTTCTATTGGACCACCATCTAATCCAGCTTCAACTCGTTTCATTAGATCTTTATCAGTTAAATTAGCTCTCCAAGTAGATGGCCCGGAAGCAGCGAATAATATATTTCCTGACTTATCATAAACATCTTTAGTTGCTGCTAATTCAGAACGAGCTTTCATAGCATCTTGGAATATTTCATCTTTACCCGCTGTACGAAGAGCTAACCTATCAGCCTCTAATTCTGATATTGAATGTTCTCCTTTTCCCGGAGCAAATCTAGCATCAAACCTTCCGTTTATAGTTACATCAGAAGCTATGCCATTAATATCAGTAATAAAAGTGTCATCTGACCACTTCCTAATAGCATCACTAGCATCCATTTCGGCAAAGGCGTTATTAATCTCTCTGCTTTTATCAAGAACAGAAGCATATGCAGTCTTTCCAACACTTGTTTTAGGAGTATCACGGTCAAGAGCACTTTTTAAATGTTCTTGAGG